TAACCAAAGAACAACTAGAATTTATCAAGTCTAAGCTTAATGTTGGAGGAAAAAAATGAGTGAAACTGAAGTGAAATGGTCAGAAGACACTATGATCGAAGTAGTCTTGAAGGAACCAGATGATTTCCTTAAGGTAAGAGAAACGTTAACTCGTATTGGAGTTGCCTCTCGTAAGGAAAAGAAATTGTACCAATCATGTCATATTCTTCATAAGAAGGGTAAGTATTATATTGTTCACTTTAAAGAGCTATTTGCTTTAGATCGCAAAGAAACAAATTTCTCTTTAAACGATGTACAACGTAGAAATAGAATTGTTCAACTATTATCTGATTGGGGATTAATTAGTGTAGTAAATGCTGATACTATTGTAGATGCTGCTCCTCTAAATCAAATCAAGGTAATTGCCTATAAAGATAAAAGTGAGTGGACACTGGAATCCAAGTACAACATTGGAAAGAAAAAAGAGGCATAAGATAAATAGAGGGTAACCATACCCTCTATATGTACATGGAACCTAAGAAGGAAAATCGTATGGGAGCACTTATTCGTATTGCTGTTTTGAGTTGGTCTGCTGCTCTCCTAACTGCTAGTTATGCTGGTCTTCTACCTAAGATGGACCCAACTTTCATTGCTACAGTCTTTACTGCATCTGCAGCAACTTTCGGTGTTAACACCATGAAGAAAGGAGATGACGATGACCACAAACGAGATGATTCCGTCCCTGCCGTCACCGCAGTCGAACCAACTCCAGTCCCAGTTGAACCAACTGTCCAACCAGTCTTCGATACCGAACCTGTCGCAGAACCAGTTGCCGAACCTGTCGCAGAATCAGATACCGAAGGTGCAGAACCTTCGAGATACTCTGATACCCAGGCTTGATCCTCCTGTAATAGCACAACTGCAAGTCCCTGTTTCTCGGGGGCTTGCTTTGCCTGTTTTTCAGGCACCTGATCCATCACTAAATTATCCTGTGATTAAGGTGCCTACTCAGGAAGAATTTGATGCTGCAGTAAAAGCAGAGAAGGAGAAGCAAGCACAGGAAGATGCTGCAAAGAATCGTGGACTACCAGACACCACCCCTGCTCTGCCCCCTCAGTTGACCCAGCAGAACCCCCTGACGGTCCCTAAGGCAGAGATCCCTGCCACCCCTCCTACCCCCTCCCTAACGGTTGCAGGGTTGAAGATCGACCTTCCAGACCCCTCTCTGGTGGCAACTGCAGGATCCGTTGCCGTGGTGACCACTGCTGCAACGATGGCAGCAACCACCGCATTTAACGCATTAAAAAATGCTGCTGAACCACTTATCAAAGAAGCAGCAAAGAAGAAGTTTAAAATTAAGATCAAACAAGTCAAACCAGTTTTACATTATGTCCTAGCAGAAGCAGGACATATTGATGTATTTGAATACTCTGCAGAAGGTACTAGACTTGTAGATCAGATTGATAACCCAGAACAATATTTAAGAGATCAGGTTGATATTAACACTCTCTATGAGATTGAGAACAAAGTTATTATAGACGATAACATTCTAGATAAGTTTACAAAAGAGGGGCAAAAGAGATTTAAACCTCTGTTTGCCCCTGCTAAAAAGATTGCCAAGAAACTATCGGCAAGATTGTCTTTCTGATTTACTTGTCTGCTACCTCCGAGTTCTTGCATGGACGGTATGCAGTTCCACGATATACGTTGTTAGGATGTGCTGGTGCATGTGTAGAAGAATACCACTTACGATATTCTTCTTTAGGGGTGTCAGTATTATATTTGCACCCACGATATACTGCTTGTGACATTAGGTTTTCTCCTTAATAAGTTAAAGAGCGTTCCTTCAGTCGGCTTTTGCGTCTATCTTACACTCCTTAGGAGTAATTTGTTTGATCTCCCATACCAAATCATTCTTAGCCTGATTGGGTATATCTACTTTGAGAACTCTCCCAATCATCAACTTTGCTTGTAGGCAAGTTAGGATGAGTGTATCCATAGATGAACGATCCGTTCCGAGTCGGCTTACTTCCGTCTGTATTATAACAGATGAACGTACTATATTTAGGTAAGTATGTTTGTAAATCCTGATACCAATTTAATGTTTTCTTAGTGTTTGTAGGTATTCTAGGACGTGCCATCGAATACCCATTAACTCATTGTAACATTTCTGATCGTGTGCTTGTTGTCTTAGATCTGAATCTGGTTTGTATACACTTTCAATAAACAGGTCTAAACCCCTGTTCCATTTTTCATTCTGTTCTTCTATATTCATTAGAAAGGAAATCCAAACTTTTGACTATTTAGTTTTGGGATCGGGAGGTTACTTAGTGCCTTAGAAACTTGTTTCTCTACAACAGCACCAACAAACTCTTCTGGATTGTCTAGAATCTTTTGTGCTTTTTGGTATGTAACGTATGCTCCTACACCAATAGCAGCACTAATCCCTAGACTTGTTAGGGATAGGATTAAACTTAAATGTTTCATGTTCAGTCTCTTTGTCTCCAATCATCGGGTTTATCTTCGGTCCACCAGTCGATCATATCGTCAACACTATCGAAACCACGTTTACCGAATCTTTCGTGACCAATTCCACCAATGTCAAGTTGATTTAGAAAATCATCCATGTCTCCTTCTTGCATGTCTGGATTTTCTGCTCTCCTTCTTGCTTGACGTAGAATGGTTGCTGCTGATCTGTTTGCTTGTGCTAGTTTCTCTGCCCAGATCATATCCTCAAGTTTAACCTCTTCGTGTCTGACAATTCTTTCACAAATGAATTCCAGACGAAGACGGTATTGAGTTGATAGCATAGTCAATCTCCATATAGGTTTATTTAGTATTCTGTGCAAACATCCATGCTAGTTTATTAGTCTTTTCAAACTCTCTTTGTGCTTCTTCAGAACGAGAGTAAAGGATGTCCAGAATGTCACTGACGATTATTTCATCATCGACGTAATCATCAATGTATTTGTCCAGTGCTTCTTTAAGGTATCTTTTACGATGCCACTCTGGGGTATATGGTTTATAATGTGTCGTCATTTTTTAATTCCTCCAAATAATCAATCCACCATTGAGGATCTTTTTCCATCTTCCAATTCGGTACATCAAGACCTCGTTCTGAATACCATTCCCAAAGTGCTTCATTGATTTTGTTTGAAATTTCAATCATCCTCATTCTCTTTGTCAATGTCTCCATATGGGTTTTCCACGTATGGTCCGTGGGGTCGTTTTGCGTCTCGTCTGACATATTTGGCTTCAGATACACTGGTCGATAACCATAATGAAAGTTTTATTACTATGTAGCAAATTGCCAGAGGTGTAAAACAGAGAGATAAGATAAGTGCGTGTTTCATTGTGGATATGCGTTGTGTAATCCCCAGTTAATAAAAAGAGTTATTGTCGTGAATATAATTAAACTATTAATGACGAGGTGGTTCATCTTTCATTTCCTCATGTGCTAATTTTAAAATGTAGTATATGCAATATAAAGTGAAGACTAAACCAGAAGAAAGAATAATTATTACACCCCAAGGAAAATCATTCATCTTCATCATCCTCGTAGGTAGATGGTTCTTCAAAGAGTTCATTCATCTTTGCTTGGAGAACTCTTTCGTGTAACTCTTTTAGATCTTCTTCTGTGATATTCATTTATCCTTTAAAAGTTCCTCCAGTTGTCTTCTAGTGTCTTCTGACTTTTGTTTTTCCCGTTCACAATGTCTATACCCACGTTCTCCTCTAAGGATCATGGTGCCTTGATAGAACATCGTGGCAGCAAATACCAACAGGAAAACGATACCAATTATTTCAGGGTAATGTTGAGCCATGGTAGTAGAGGGGGAATAACTCCAATAAGTCTTAGCAGTCCTTCAGCAAATAGAGCAAGAACCACCCAACCAACACACATACTAATAATGCTGGCATTCCGATTGTGCTGTCGTATAGCAGCATCAATCATCTCCTTTACTTCTTCTTTCGTTACTGGTGTCATGAATTTTAGCAATACCAATGATCGGTAGCATAATCAGGGAGAAACCTATAATGCCCAAACACACTTGATTATTTAAGATTTCAACTATTAGGTGAGACATGATTTTGTTCTTTATAGATTTTCAATTTGTTAAGTAAGTGTTGGTATTCTTTTCTAGACTCAGAATCTTTACACGCAACACATTTCTCAGCACAAAGAATAATCATTCTATTGATATCTTTTTCTGAAAGTGTGTACATGATGATACCTCTTGTTACTTAACAATGGTCATAAGTATAGTACCGTGTTTTCTGAGAACATCTAGGTGGGATTTACCCCATGGTATTTCGATCCATTGAACTCTGCCATTCGGCATGAGAAGCATTACTGATACATATCGCACGGTATAATTACTTATCTTGTTTATTTAGTTTTGTATCGGGAATTGTTACAAATCCAGGTGTTTGATCTCTGACAACCACATCAGAACAGATCTTTGCATATGGACTTTGAGGGTGGAACGATACTCCAGACCTTATTGCCTCACCACACTTTAGGAGTCTTACTAGTTCAAAATCCAGACGTGCTTTATCTGCTTCTGCGTTCTGTCTTTTGATTTCTGTACGAACTCTTTCTTTACAAAGTTCCTGTAAAGATCCATCCAAAGGGAAGTTGAATCCTAAACTCATACCAAAGTTTCCATTCTGGGATTGGTATGTTGCTGGATCTTGACTACTGTTGAAACTCCCTAGTGCAAAGGGAGACATACTCATCGTAGGACCTTGACAGGATACACCTGACCCGAAGGTGTTAAGAGCAAACGGTCCCTGTAAGACTTGGACAGCTTGGTTAGTAACATTACCTGTAGCGGAAGCACTAGGACCAGCGATATTAGTATTAGAAGGAGCAGATTGAGCGTAAGACGTGCCATGAAATAACACTCCTATTGCGTAAAGACAGATACCGAGTTTGTAACTGAGTTTGTTTCTGTGGTGCGATCTATCCATGTTTCTTTTGCCACTCCAGGTCCAAGATAAGTTTCACTGAACTGGAATGGAGCACCTTGATTCATAATGGTATAGTTCGATCCCTGTTGGGGAGTGCCAGGAATATTAATATTAGTTCCAGTTACAGTATAAGATGTGCCAGTTGTATATTCAACTTGACGAATTGTTTCTATTACTTTTGTTGTTGATTCGGTTGTTGCAGTGATAGTACCTCTAGTAAAATTAGGCACAACACTTTCGGCATAAACAGGAGTACAAATGACTCCCGTTGCCAAAAGCAAAACGGGAGTTATAAGTCTCATTTGAATACGCTCAATTCGATACTACGTTGTGCGGTTGCTGAAGTACCAGCACCACCAGCAGTCACAGTAGGGACTGATGTGCCTGAAAGAGTACCAGCAAGACTTCCAGCAGAACCAGCAGCAGTAGAGGTAATATTTCCATAAGGGGCAATTGCTCCAGTAGACACTGATGCAGGTACGGTATCAGCATCAATTAAACTTTCAGAGAAAGTAAATGCTTGCCCAGAAGTATTGATTGAATATGTTCCAGCACCACCTACACCACCAAAGGAAGATGATTGAATATTTGTTCCAGATACGGAGTATTGACCTCCAACCCTAATTGCTTGAGAAGCAGCGGCATCAACTTTCAATTGAACAGAGTCAGTAATTCTTGATGTAATCTCAGCAGCATTACCAGGCATAACGAAAAAGGTTGCCGCCAGTGCGGTTATTACCTTTTTCATGGGGGGTTCTCCTCCAAATTTAGACTAGACGGGCATAGCTATTTATGGTATAAATATTTTTGGATGCCTTCGGGGTCCACTACAAATTCTTGCTTATTTAAGGAGAAGTCAAATGATTACTACTAATAGCTTAGATACTTTTTGGAAAGAATACGCACCTCACGCTGTAGGTCTGGATGATGTTTTCAATAGACTAGATGCTCTTTCTGGTCATAACATCAACTATCCTCCCTACAACTTAATCAAACATGACTCAAGTAATTTCACTATTGAAGTCGCACTTGCAGGATTTAAACGAGAAGAGATCGAAGTCTCTACTGAACAGAACATTCTCAGAGTTGCCTCTAAACATGAGGAAAAAGATTCTACAAGAAATTACCTACACAAAGGATTATCAAAAAGAAGTTTCCTAAGATCATGGCAGTTGTCTGAAGACGTAAGAGTTAGAGATGTCCGTTTTGAGGATGGACTACTTACAATTGATTTGGAAAAGGTTATTCCTGATCATCAGAAGAAAACGGTATATGATATTGGTGCATCTGCTCCACAACTACTCACAGAAAGTTGATAAATAAAAGAAACAGAATAAGGGAGAAGGGCTTGACCCCTCCCTTTTTTGTTTGTATAATGGAGACATCTATGCAATTTTACTATAATTTAAATCCACCTGGATATGAAGGTGAATCAGATCTAGTTACTCTAGAAGCACCCCCAGAAGTAATGGATATTTTGTTTACCTATGCTAAACAAATTACAGAAACCAAAAACATTCATAATGATAAAGCAGTAAAAGAAATCATTAAAGAATCAGTAAACATTATTTTGAGTAAAAACTATGAGCGTAAAAATCGCAAGGCTAAAAAACGGTGAAGATATTATCTGTGACATCAAAGAAGTATACTCAAAGGATAATAATAAATTAGCAGGAGTTCAGTTTGAAGATCCTTATTTGGTAACGATCATTGAAGATCCTGCTAATATGTTTAGGGATGGTGATGAACCATTTAAAAGATCAAATCCTAAACTTGCATTATATCCTTGGGGACCACTTTCAAAAGATAGAACGTTCTTTGTCGATCCAACAGAACTGTTATGTGTGTATGATCCTCAAGATCAAGTTTTAGATCAATACAATAAATTATTGGAGGCTATTAATGGAGGAGGAAATGATGTTGGAGGAGGATATGTCGATGACTCCCTTGCCAGCCCAGATCAAAATTATTTTGTTGAAGCAACGGGAATTGTACCTGATTGGGAGGGTGACTGAACTTGATGAAGAACCTTCTATCTTGATTGAAAACTGCCATGAGATTATTGAGTGTGCAGAATGGGGAGAAGATCCTGAAGAACTTGTAAGACGTGCAACTTCTCTGGAAGGAAACCATTATAAAATCAGTGCAAGAAAAGTTGAAGATGGTGCTGTAGATAAAAAGGACTGGTATACTTATGAGTATCTTATCCTAAGACGGTATCCCAAGTTTTCTGCTCAGCGCGATCTCTTCTTGACAAGCGACTCGATTTTTACTATACTGGATCCTGAACCAGGTGTTCTGGACCTTTACCGTAAAATCGCTGGATGAAATTTTATACAAACGTTCAACAGGTAGGTGATAATATTCTCTATCGTGGATTCGATCATGGCGAACGAGTTCAGTATAGGGAATCATTTTCACCTACCCTTTTTGTTTCAAGTCCAACAGAGTCAAAGTATAAAACTCTAGAAGGTCACAATGTCAAACCTATGAAATTTTCTGGACCCCGTGATGCACGGGACTTCATGAAGAAGTATGAGAGTGTTCAGAACTTTGATGTTTATGGGTATGAACGTTTTGTTTATCAGTATATTTCTGATC